GTTGAATACACATCGTCAAATATACAAACTTCATAAACTACTCCGCTAAAATAGTTTGTAATACTAGCTCTCGCTCCTAATCCATCAACTAAAAAATTTCCTGCAGCAGTTTCTGTGTCTGTTTGTAAAACTCCATCCATCCAAATTCTAATCACATCTCCACTATCTCTAGCTATAACTAAAGTATGATCACTATCTGCAGTAAATATACTCCCTGCATCCATTGTGAAAAGTTTTTGCCCTGAACTATGTTTAATTCCTACAGTTTCTGAATTGTTTAATCTTAAAAAATTATTAGAGCTAGTTATATCTCCGACTAAAACATCATTTCCTGCATCAGCATCCGACACAGTAAATCTCACTCCCATAACATATTCTCCATCCAGAGTAAATTGAGTTCCGATTAAATGATTATCAACTCCATCAAAATCAACACCTCCTTTTGTTCCAACTGATGCCGATAAAGTTGGCTTAGCATTAGCAGTTGGTTGACTCCATCTGTCTGTTGCACCAGCTTTTGCACTTGCCCAATGAGTAACTAAACTTCCATCTGTTGTTATATTACTATTGTGCTGCAGCCAATATACTAAATTCTCCTGCTCATACGTAGGATTCCACACATACGACCGTCCTAGCTTCATTATAACGTGTTATTTTTATAAATTAATGCTAAACCACTAGAAATGGTTATAGCCGTTATATTTAAATATAAAGTTGTGCCTGCAGGGTAAGTTAAATGCAACTCACTATCAGTCCCTGTAACATTTGTGCCTGTATCTAAATTAGTAACTACAGTTTGAACAGGGAAGTGCACCGCATAACAATCCTTTCCTGTAACTGCTCCAGTTCCTGAAACTACTATTTCAACTCCTCCCTTTCCTAATTGTTCTCCTAATAATTCTAATGTTGTATCTGCCATAATATAATTTTAATTTGTATATACGTAATTTGTTGATGAGCTTGGCTCATATTTTTGATATTTTATTTGCTCTTGTCCTTCTGTTTCTGATACATATAATTTTCCCTCATGAACTTTTCCTTGCACAACACCATTGTTATCATTAACAGTTAAAACCTCAGTTTCACTGTTAGGAGCATTAGTATCATTAATTCCAACAGTTCCAATCCATGCAACTTCATAAACTTCATATGTCCAATATCCATATGGTTTAAAATTTACAGAGCCTCCAAATAAATCACCAGTAGCATGGTGGAGAATAGCAATTTCTATTGAGCGATCATTAGTCGTTGCTTCACTTGCTACATAATCTCCATAAGCATATTTAACATTTTTTGTTAAATCATTTGTAAACTTAAACAAATAAGCTATTTTGCTTTGTGCTAAACTACTAATTTTGCTTTCTCTCAAACTTAGATTAGCAACTAAATTTTGTCCATAAGTAACGTGTATCATACTATATAATAGAAAAAAAGTAGTTTTATTTTAATTCTATTATAAGCCGTCTAAGCTGAGTTTTAAGAGATTGCAACAGTATTGCTAAATACTAATATTAAAACTTTCTAATATTACAATAGCTAAAAATTACTAGAGAAGGTTTTAACTATCTTTTTTGCTTTTTTTCTTATCCTCTACTTTGTCAAAAAACGCTTCTAATTCTAAAATTTCAACTTGATGAGGTCTAACAGTATCAAGCAAAATACTATAACCTTTAATGTTTACAGTGCTTCCGTAATACTCTTTTTTTAATTTATACATAGTTTTTTATTTTTCAAATTTATAAAAAAAAAGGGTGACTAATGCCACCCCTTTTCAAATATATTAACATTTGATATTTAATATTTTACTAAACAATTGTAGTTAAAGTAAAGTTATCAAATGGAACGCTAGTATATTGCGATAGTCTAAAGCACGGAGCTGATTCACTTGAGCTGAACGTTAAATCGTATCCGTTCATATCGCCAAAACCAGCACCAGAATTAGCAGTCCCAGCAGTTAATTCACATCCATTTTCTACACCAAACGCCCAAATTTCATTCTTGCTATTTACAGTTTGGTATAATTCAACAAATATAATTAATCTATTTTGTGCTAATAATTTAACTTCATTTCTATCGTCTAAAGATAATTTATGCAATTTTAAATTTATTGCTCCATCGTAAAATACAGTGCCGTTCTCAACTGAAGCGTTAATAGTCTCAGTCATGCTCGCCTGTCCTTTTGGAATAGCGTATTTAAAATATCCTGTGCTATAGCCTCCTGCTCCTGCTATTTGCGTAACAGCACCATTTGCAGTTGTAACAACAAGATCACTATGTTGAGCAAAGTAAATATTTCTAACGCCTGCCATAATGTCCTTGCAGTCTAATCCCCTAGATCTTGTTAATTCACATGCCATGTTTATAATTTTTTATAGGTTAATAATTTAGTCCATTCTAACAATGTCCCCTCCTTGTGCGTGCTGGCATCCAGCCGTAAACTTTGCTACAACTCTAACGTTGTCGCTGCCGTCTAGAGTAGACATGTCTAGCATACGTATTTCTGCGTGGTCGCTAACTAGGTCAGTTCCAAAAAATAAGTTTGATTTTTGAGCTGCCGCCATTTTGTTGTCTACCATGCCAGGGCATACTGCAATTTTGATTCCGTTAAACATTGGCTTAAAACCATCTCCCATATTATATAGTCTTTCATATCCAGCAGATGCTTGGTTTTGTAAGTATAATCTGTATGAAGCAACTGACATGTAGATATATAAATCTTCTTTTGTGTAAACTGCAGAAGGTATTGCAGCAACAATAGCATTTAAATCATCATCTATTGAAGTTGCAGTATAAGCAGCACCTGCACCACCTGAATTATCAGCTTCTACAATTGCAGTATCATTCTCAAATAAACCATTTCCTGCGTGCATAAATCCAGTAAACTCACCAGCGTTAGAACCTAATCCAGCCCATATGTTACTCTCTACATGGTCAGCAATAGTATCAGCTAAGTGAGAAACTACAAATGCAGAAAAGTCAGCACTCATATCTCTATTGTGAGCTCCTGCTCCCATTTGTGCTGCTTGCCAGTCAGCTAATAAATCTTTTTTACATAAATCAACGTTAATCTGTAACGCCTTTGGCTCTAAAACTCTTTCTGTCAGAGTTAATGTTCCTGCGTCAGTAAAGTCGCAAGTAGCATCAACGATCATTCCAGAATTAGCAACTTTAGTTATGTTTCTTTTGTATTTAACATTTTCTAAAACTGTTAAAAATTCTAATGATTTAGAGGATTTTAATGCTGCTGCAATATACTGTCCAGCATGTTCCCCTGAATAATTACTAGTAATTGAATATCCCATTTTTTTTCTTTTTTTTAATTAATTATTAATTTTTGATTTTACTTAGGTTAGCATAAAATCTTTCTCTTGCATCCATTTTACTATAGTCTGCATAGCTAACCTCCTCCTTTTTTTCTTTATTAAATTTAGAAACTCTAACCTTTTCTCCTCCAGCTGATTTTTCTATCTCATTTAATCTAGTTTTTAAACTTGATAGCTCCTCTTTCAATACTTCAGTTAATTCTTTCAGATGCTTGTTCATAGCAACATCCTCAATTTTTTCCTCTACAATAGCAACTGCTATTTCTGCAGCAGCTTCTGCAACTTCAGGTGTTACCTCATCTCCTGTTGCCTCATCTATTGCCGTAGCAATCTCATCAGTAGCTTGTGTAACCTCATCCGTAATAGCCTCTGCTACTTCTGTTTCCTCATATTTTTTCTTGTCATCCTCTTTCCCTGCTTCAACTTCCTCCTCTTCCGTCTCATCTTCCATAATTTCTGCAACTGTTCCCTCAGTTGTTACAGAAAAGCTTTTGCCATCTTCTGTTTTGTATTCTCCAACAGGCAAAGGCATAGTTGAGCCATCTTCAGTTAGAATAGCAATATCTATTCCACTTGCTAAAGCATCTGCAGAAGATACAATAATTGTGCCATCTTCTAATTTAGCTTGGTATTCCAAAGTAATTTCCTCTGTTTCCAATCCTAAAGCAGATAAAATTTGTTTTTTAATATCCATAATTCTTATTTAATTTTAAAATTAATACTCATGATTAATATATAATAGAATAAATTTAGTTCTATTTGATTTTCAAAATTTGTGCTAGTGCATTTAATAAATCCTCATCCCTAATTTTGCCCATTTTTTGCATAGCATTAACAAAGTAACCTTCTATGCTAAGTCCCTTAAGTTCGCCTGATTTAATTTTTTGCCACATTTCTTCATTTTGAATTTTCATTTTAACAAACCACGTGCCTAAAGGCAAATCAAAGCCATAAGCTAAACTCTTATCATATTTCATATCTTCTTTAATCCAACTTTCCACAGTTAAAACTCCTCCAACTCTCTGCTCATGTTGATAAGTAGCCTTGTGATGATTATTGTGTTTTAAATACATTTCACTTGCTTTTCTAACAGTTTCTTTGCTAAAATATACGTAGTAATTTTCATCAGTATCTGCATTATATCTGTATATATTTTTGTTAGGTATTAACGCTGGACTCACTAACATCCTTTTCTCCTCATCTATTTTTGCTAAAGTCAAATTACTTTTTTCTTTATTAAAATAAACAAAGTCCACTTCTATTGCAGGGTCTGTTACTAATGAAATTGCATCAATAGCTAACTCCTCATTTTCATCACTTATAACGAGCTCTGTGATCTTAAATGGTTTTTTATATTTCTTTTTTTTCTTTTTTGCCATAATTATAATTATAAAGTTGATTGTTGTCTAATTCCTTCTAGCTGCTCTTGTGAGTCCGTCATTTCATCTGTAACTACAAAAGCTTTTACTGGTTTTTTACTAGGGTCTGCTCCTCCTAAACTAAACGCCCCAGTCGTTGCAGGTTTTGCTGGTTCAGGTCTAGGTGCAGGAGGGCTTGCTCCTCCTCCTCCACTACCTCCTCCAACATCTTGTGCCATAATTTGTCTTACATTAGCAAGACCAGCCGTGATTGCAGCAGCAGCTGCGATACCTCCTAAAACAGGCCCCACCACTGGTATTCCTGACATAGCACCAAATGCACTAGTTGCATTTTTATACGTGTCTATAATAGCTTGTGCTACTGCTATTTTCTTTTGTTTTTGGTTTATTTTCTTTTTTTCCTTATCTGCCTTAGCTTGTATTTTTTCTTTCTCTCTTTCTGTTAATCCTTCTAACTCTAATTCTTTTCTAGTCCTCTCATCTATCTCAGCTTTCTCTGCATCCATGTTATCACTAAAAGCACTTAACGTTTGCGACAAAGCATCTAAAGTTGCCTCTATTTGACTTTGTAATAATTCTGCATCTTTTTCTTCTTTTTCCTTTCTATATTTATCATTAATTTCTTTTATTTGCCTATCTTGTTCCTCTGCTAAATACAATCTTTCTGCAAAGGTTAATGACTCATCCTCTAGTATTTGTTTAAAATGTGCTTTAACATCATTAATTTCATTTTCTTGGTCTTTTCTACGCAATCTTCTCAACTCCTCCATAGCATCCTCCGAAAATTCTTTACGCTTATCTGCTAAAGCTTCATTCTCTTCGTCTATTTTATCTTGTGCATCTTTTGCGATTTTATCTTTCTCATCTTGGACTTTCTGAGCCCTATTAATTTCCATCTGATCATATTTATCATTAATGGCATCAATAGTCTTTCTCTTAATCTCCTCATCTCTTATTTCTTCTGCTTTTCTTAAAGCATCTTGTCTAGCATATTCTATTTTTTTCTTGTTTCTTTCCTCATCATTAGTCTCCTCTAACAGAACTAACTCCTCTTGTAATTTTCTAATATTTTCTAATTGAGTAGCCTCCTCTTTTTTTCTTTCCTTATATCTCTGTCTTGCTTTCTCTCTTTTCTCTTCTGCCTCTTGCTCATCTTTAATTAACTGTTGTTGAGCTTCTATTAAATCCATAGTAGCCTCTTCTGCTTGCACTAATTCGTTAATTCTTTTTGTATATCCTGCTTTGTTAAGCTCATTTTGTATCATTCTTTCACTCAGACCAAGTTCTCCTAATCTTTTTGCATAATCTGCTGCTTTTTGAGTTAAAGCATCTGTTTCTTTCTGAGCATCTGAATATGCTTTATTTAACCTAATCAGTTGTTTTTCTGATTCTGTTTCTGCATTTTTTAACTCTCTTTGAAAGTTTGCATTTTCTCTTAATGCATCAGTTTGATTTTTTACGCTTTCAGATGCTTTGTCAGCAGCAGCACTAAAATCTTTTTGTCCTTCTGTTCCTTCATCAGACGCACCAAACCAATCTCCTAAAACTGAAATAAGTGATATAACACCAGCGACAATAGCAACTATTGGTATTGCTAATAACGCAACTCTTAAAGCAATCGCAGCGACCGTTGCAGAGCCTTTTGCGACAGTTAAAGCTCCTAATGAACCAGTCATCACAAAATTAGCTGCAGCCGTAGCTAAAGTCGCTAATCTTCCCTTCCCACTTAGTGCAATAGCAATCTTTTCTTGTATAACTCTTTTTGCAGTTGCTGCCTGCATAGCAGCCTCAGCTAACATTCTCACACCCATAGCGATAGCAATCGCTCCTTGCACTCTAGTTTGTAATTCCTGTAACGCTTCTGATTCTGTTCCAAATAATGCCATAGCACCCTGACCTATTGCAAAACCTCCTGCAATACCTTCTCCCATTTTAACGAAGCTTTCTGCTTTTTGCTGAGCATCTAAGCCCTCCATGTTTCTTTCTAACTCTTTTAACTCTCCACTAGCACCTCTTATTGCCTCACTCAATTCCTGAAATCTATCTGAGCCTAAGTCCGTTCCCTCTAACTCAGACCTCATGTCCTGAATCTTCTTAGTTAGTTCTCCAATATTTTTTACAGGTTTTCTGGTATCTACTACCATTGTAACCTTTGCCGTTGTTCCCTTTGCCATATCTTAAAATGTTACACTAATTTTATTTGTATAAATCTTTACAACTGCAAACCAGCTGCAATTCACATTATTAACTCCTGTTATTTCTATCCTAAATCTATTATCACTCAACCCCACTGCAACCGTTCCTGTAGTTCCATTTGAAGAGGTGGTAGTAGTGGTTCCTGCATTATATACGTTCTCAGTCTCTGCACTGCTGCTTACTAAGCATGTTCCTGTTTGAACTAAACTTTTATAATGACCTACGGTTCCACTAGCCCCCCCTGTGCATATACCAGTTAAATTAATCTCAAAAAGATTCATGCTTCCAAGTGGTAAATATATCTCTTCTGCACGATCACTATCTCCCTGCAAAACCATAACAGAGCCTGTTCTACCTACATTTTGTAATCCCAAAGTATATATGCTTAATTGATGATGTCCGTGAGAATCTGAGCTATCTCCCTTTCCTCCTCCAATTACAACTTGCCCACTAGCAGTTGCTTTTCCATAACTTCCTCCGATTATACTAGCATTATTTACATATGCCTCTGCATCGTTAGGTTGCAAACCTGCGTAAACAGGGTCGTCAGGCGATATAACATTATTTTGCCCAGCTATAAAACAACCAAAAGCATTATCTATAAAATGACTATTTCCTGTAATTAAAGTCCCTTTACTTTTGTTAATTTCATTTCCACTTCCATTATTTAAAAATGTTTCATCATTAGCATTCTCTCTAATTTGAGCAGAAGGCACATAAGCACAACAAACTCCATTTATATATTCATATCCGTATGCCTCGCAAGTTTTTTGATTAGCTGGTAAATCTATATTAGTTCCATCAGTAAAAGTAACTATGCCATTTCTCTTAATATCATGAGGTTTTAATTTAAAATTCTTTCTATTTCTCATTATGGTATTCTAATTAATTCTACTGTTGATAATTCTCCTGCTTTATAGTCGATTTTATTTATTCTATACTCTCTATTTTTAATAAATATTTTATCATAAAAATTCACATTACTCATATCAATAGGAGTAAGTATGCATTTTATTTTTACAACCATTGTATTGCTATCATATAATTCATTATAATATGGGCTCCAATATTCTGCATATAAAGTTCTAGGTGTTCCTCCATAATTAATCATCTGCACAGGCCCAAAGTTAAAATCTCTTTGTTGTGCTGATGTAGGGTATGCAGTAACATGGCCAAACTGTAAAAATTTACTTTGATTTTCTCCAGTCACTCCATTGAAACTAGGTATTCTATATGTTTTTTGTATTCCACTTGCACCGACAGGCAATGCAGTTAAATTATTATAATTAGAGTGGTCTCCATTCATATCATATAAAACTCTAGGTTTATTGTCAAATCCCTGTGTAGTTCCATCCGACTTCATATTTAATATTTGAGGCACATATAATTTATTTGTAAATCCTGTAAATAACGGTTTACAATATGTAGGGCTAAATACTTTTAATTGAATTTTTTGTTCGCCTGAAGGCACAGTTGCACCAGTAGTTATTTGCATTATTCCTAATTCATTTCCTGTTGCGTCTACATATACACTCCTAGCATAATCCTTGTCATCTTTTTTAGGTTCCCAAAAAACATCTTTTTTTAATTTGATAGGTTTTAATTCATGCTCTGTTATATCTACTTTCTCAGTCCAATCATGAACTTTAGCATTAATCCCTGTCGTAAATTCATTATCAATAAATATATCATCATAAGGATCTATTTTTAATTTTGTAGGGTCGTCCTTATCTTGCAAAACAATCAAATTAAACATTGTAAAAATATCTTTTAAAAAATCAAATTGTTTTATTTTTCCTCTTTTCGACAATAATACATTGCTTGTCATTCTACCAGGCACGCAACTCACTACCATAGTTGTTCCAATACTAGAAGTATCGCTTGTATCTCCCTGTCTGACATCGTTAGGAGCTCCACCCTGTCCGCTTGTTGGTGCTACTTTGTTAAATTGTAATTTTATAACATCATTCTGCATAGCCTGAACAGTCCCATTTAGATTAATTGTTGTTACAGTTGATGAAGATGGATTGTTATTATATTGTGCGTCAATATTTCCTAGCCATGAGCCTGTGCTACTATAACGCGATAGAGCAACATGAAATCTATCATTAACTGCTCCATTGTCATTATTAGAAATTAAGACCTCTATATCAAAAGTATAAATAAAATTATCCTCAGGAACTACAAATTGGTGAGTAGAAGTATTATATCCTAAAGCCTCTAATGGAACTGTATTGTCTGTAAGTTGTAAATTAACCCAAGTATTCTCAGGATTAGCCCTGTTATCTGCTGTTGCATTATCTCTCACATACGTTGCCTCTATATTTGTTCCAAAATCGCCAGGAGTATTTTTAGAGCCCCAATTCATATCCATAAACAATCTTTGAAAATCAGGAAATTTAGCAACTATATTAGGCAATCCCTGTGGATTAGCATAATTCCCTGTGCCTTCCATAAAATCACTTTGATAAGTATATCCTGCCTCTCCAATTATTCTATCAACTAAATATTTTAATTTTATCCATGGTCTAAAAGCATTGCACATATGATTTAATCTAGGGAAACCATGCGTTGTTCCTCCCTGATCTTGTGTAATACCACCATTCCATTGCACAAAAGGGTATTTTAAAACATTAGTTTCTGTTTCTCCTCCTGTGCAATCTCCTAATCTAGTAGTTAAATATCCTGTATATCCACTAGGCACTGTATTGATTAAGGGTAACTGCCCTATCCAACTAGGTTTAATTTGTGTTTTAGTCCACAAATGGTCTAATTCACTCAATCCAATTCCACCTCCTGTTGCTCCTCCATCTAAATCAGCAAGAGTTTTGTTTCCTAATATGGTTTTAAGTGAAACTGCAGTAGAAAATAAATTAACAGAATAAACAATTTCTCCCTGTTTTTCTTTTATATCTAATAGCTGCATATGTCCTTCAAAAATTGTGCTGCCATCCTCTTTTAAAACAGCCTTAGTAATGATATAAGGATTAAAAGTAGCAGGATTTTGTATAATGTCAGTAACAACACTAGCATCAAATATATTTTTAAATATTTTATTATTATGTTTTGTTGCAGGAAGATTAAAAGCCTTTGAGAATGATTGAGGTTTTTCTGCTATTTTTTTAAAATCATCTACACTTAAAGTCATTGGTATAGGTGAATGGTCAAATAAATCTAAAACTACTTGTCCGTCACTTACATTTGTAATTGTTGGCGTAGATTGACTTTGTTTAACAGATACTTGCATAATTTTTGTAGTATCATTATTAACACCATTGCCGATAAATCTAACGCAAAATATACATTCTTGCGAGGTAGCAGTAAAAGTCCCCTGTGTGCTAAAAAATTGTTGAACCGAACTAAAACTTTGAGAAAATAATCCTGTTTGATGAAATGATTGTCCACCTATAAACATTTGTTGAGGATCAGAAAATCCAACTTCAACTGTTCCTCTACCAGCAGTAAAATAGTTTATAGTCCATACATAATCAATACCAGGTTGTAATCCACTAACTAATTGGTATGCTCCACAAACTGAGTTGCCTGTTGAAGGTAAATTCAAATTTCCTGAGGTAACACTTGGAGCAGTAACATTACTATATACTGTTCCATCACTTTTAAAGCCCTGCCATACACTACTCAATGGTATTGTTGCATTTTGAATAGAATCTTTTGCAGGTGTTGGACTACTAGACGTAAAAACATTAGCAGCAAAATAATAAGCAGCAAAATTATACGAATGGTCAGCAACTAAATTTGTATTACTAACAGTTTGCTCCCAAGTATAAATCCCTTCATTTAATTGAGGGTATAGTGTTAATTGTAAGCTCATTATGTTCTATGCGTTTTTCTCATTTTACTTTTATTAATACTAAACGTATATTGTTTTTTACCATTATTAGCAGTAGTTTGTCTTTCTAATTCACTACTCGCCATAAATACAGGTTCCACATATTTTCTCAATGTTCCCTGATTGTTAGCGTCATTAGAATTTTGACTAAGTATATAAACATGATTGCTAACAAATAAACTCTCTAGCCATATAGCTTCCTCATCAGTAATAAAATCTGTGTTTAATATTACAATCTCAGTAGCTTTACTTTTATAAATTTTCTTTCCTCCTTTATATCCTTCCATACTAAATTTGTCACCATTCCAAGTTCCTTCTAAACTTTGGAAACTAACTGCCTCTTTACTAAAAGTCCTTATGCTTTTTTTAGTAAAATTATAATAATCCCAAGTTCCAAATTTATTTAACCAGCAAAGCCTTATAGTTTCAAATCCTTTACAATCATCTTCTTGTTTATAAAAATAATATATATCACTAATCGCAACTCCTCCGTCAAAAGCTTGGACTGTATAATAATCCCAGTTAGACGGCTGCGGATTGCCGTTATTCTTTTGATTTGCAGTCCCTACTCCAAAATAAGTTAGCTTTCTATTAGAATCAGTTTGTAAGTTATTTATAACTCCATTATTTGTAACTACGTTGGTTATTAGACTGCCAACAGTCGCACCATTATAATAATATTGAATTTTAATAGAATCTACCTCATTACTGCTACCCACACCAAAACTGCCAGGCGTTCCTCCATTTTGCAGATTATTAAAAAAAGCTAAAGTTTGATAGTCCTTCTCTCTTATGTATTGTATTTTAGGAGCTTCCGTTAAAAATTCATCATTATCATCATTTAAAATATATTTATGATAGCTCAAATTATAACCAAAATTTCCACTTACTTCATTAAGTATTTCTGTGTTTTGTAAATATCCATTAAATATAACTAACTCATCTGCAGTTTGATGGTTTTGTGTTTCTATAACCTCTCCTTGTAAACTACCTGCGCCCTCCATATTAAATATTATTCTAACATATCTGCAAGCATTTTGATTAGCGCAAAAAGCATCTATCAAATGAATGTCATGTCTTTGCTGATCATACGTGTTACTCTTAAAAGATGAGAATTGAGCACTACTTCCGTCACTATTTGCATTTCCTCCCTCAAAATCAGGGCTAACATAATTATCTAATATAGCACCGAAATCAAAAATTCCAACTCCTGCACTGTTAGGATTGGTTTTTAGAACTGCAATTAAGCTATTAGCAGCTAAATTAGAAGTTAATCCTAAATCCTGCACTTTTGGTGCAACATATACTCTTGCTATATATTTGACTTTCACATTATTAGTCACATATTGTAAATCTTTAACAGTATATATAATCTTTTCTCCAGAGTGAAGCAAATCATATAAAGGTTTTTGGTGAATTGTTAATGCCATATTAATTTAATTTTGCTTTAAAGCCATGAGTTATAACTCCAGCTTCTATATCTTTACTATAATTTTGTATTAATTTCCTTACAAATAATCCTCTTGTTGCAGATATTGGTTGCGTATAAAATGATAACGCAGGAATGCCCTGTCTAAATATTCCATAGCTGATAGCATGAGCAACTCCTTTTAGTGTTTGACCAGCTTTAGGGCTAATGCCAGCACTTCCCATCCATTTCATAATATTTCCGATAGGTGGTCTAGTCCCCTTAAATTGATATGGGCTACGTTTTCTTTTGCCTTCTAAATCTATATAGGTTCTATATCCTTGTCTTAATACAGGTTGTCCCTCTCCTTTTTTTCTGACTAATCCTCCAACTCCTCTAACTCCCTTTTCTACAAACTCTCCATATTTATTAGATCTAAAATCAATTTCAAAATCTCCTTTAGCATATCTAACATCATATTTTAAAGCCCTACTAAGTTTTCCTGAGCCTTTGGTTTTTTTATCTACAACTTTCTTAGCTTGTTTTTTAATATATTTTCCATATGAATTTAAATAATCATCTAAATTCTTATAAGTCGTTCTCCTAGTCCAGCTCTTTCTGCTCATTATATTGATGCTGCAAAAACTTCAACTTTAATTGCTTGGTCTGCACTATCTACTATAATGCTTTCTAAATCATGCATACTTGTATTAATAGTAGCATTAGCATCAGATACGGCAATAGAATCATGAGGAGTTCCCATCATGAACGATTGTCCTGCAGGTAGCGATATTGTTGCACTCTCATCAGCAGCACTATCATCATTTCCACTATCTATTTGCAAAGAAAGATTAATATTATTAGTTGAATCTAAATTTGTTATTCTAATATATTTGCAATCTTGTATATCTATCGCTCCATCGCTACTAGCAACAGTATCTTTAGTAACTAAAACTGTTGTGTCTGAATTAGCAGGAACTGTAACAACTCTTTCAAAAGTATGCTCTATTCCTGATATAGTATGAGTATTTGTAGAACCTCTGTTAGTTCCATTTATTGTAACCGTTTCGGTTAAACTTACTGTTAAATCTGCCATATTTATTTTTTCTTTTTATTATCAATACTTTTTAATTTTCTTATTGCCCAATTAACTCCTGCTGAGCCTCCCCACGCATCCCACATTAGAGGTCCGCATCCTTCATCATAACTACCTTTGCTATTTTTCTCATGTCTTTTAAAACTAGCCATTCTTGCTATAGTATCTCTGCTAATTGGTTTCTTATTTGCTAGTTGATTTGCGCGAGTCCAACCTACTTTTGTTCCGCAACTACTTCCATTCTCTTTTTTATACTTTATAGCACGCTTAGCATTATTTGTAGCCGTTTGAGGGTAATCTGTATAACTTTCTAATTTTATACTAATCTCATCTAATTTTTCTAATATTTGTTGGTATTTACTTTCCATTATATTTTATTGTTATTTTAAAAAAACCTAATACGATCACAAACTTTCCTAATTTTATTTTATACATGTTGCACTATTATCAATTGGTATAATGCAACTATTCAACTCACTCTCTACAATAACGCCTATATCTACAGTCCATCCAGTAACAAAATTGTCAAATCTTTCCTGAAAAGGTTCGCAAGTAAAATCATCCTCTATAAAATATCTAGGTTCCTCTCCAGCACTTGCATCATAGTGATATAATATTTCTCCTTGTTTTAACAAAGCAATCAAATCGCTTACAATTTGAAACGTATCACTTTGAACATAATCCTCATTATTATTGTCAGCATCAACTATATCCATAACAAATATTTGAAAATTAAATATTTTTTGTTGCAAATTAATTTCTGCACTAATGGGATTAATATGGTATAGAGGAAATAAATTAGCATCATTTAAATCAATATCAAAAATATCTCCTGTTGTAGTAGTTTTAATTTGTTTATGCTTATCCCCTAAACACTTCAACGTTTCTAAAACATTCTTATAAGTTTTATATCTTATACTATCTGCCATATCTATTATATTTCATCATTTCTTGTTCGTGTTCTTGTTTTTGTATTCTACTTATATCTTGCTTATAGCACATAAAAGTCAAACACTCCTCAACTTTTAACTTAGTTATTACATCTATTTTCTCAACCTTCTCATCAGCCATTACATATAAAGCATTATACCATCCCCATTTGTCTGATAGTTGACTTCTCAAATCTTGTCCGAATGGGTTGGCATTTTCTCCTCCTTCATTGCTGTGATCGAATATTTGAGCGAACTTTGTAATAATTCCCTTCCTAAAAGAGAAAAAAAAACCGATACTGCATAAAAATCTCCAACATTCATTTTTTCTCTAAATAATTCTTGTCTCTCTTTACAAGGTCTATATTCCTCAATACAATATTTTTCATCAACCTTTTCTAGTATAGGTCTATATAAAACACTCATAATCTTATGCAAATTGTCTTCTAATCCCTCACTTATATAAGTATCTATATCTACCCATTCTCCCATAGTCATTTCTGATAATTGAGGGTGAAAGCCGTAATCTATATTATCTATAGTTATAACATGCTTTAATTCCTCGTTAGGTAAATCATTTAATAACTGAGTTACGTATCCTCCTAATTGAGCTATATTTTTTGTAGAAAGCCTATATAAATCAGCACTATCAATGTTTGTTAAAATATTAATAATATCTACAACTTTCTCCAATTCTCTTAATCCGACTTCTTTTGTTTTTTTAATCATTCTAACGTATTGGTCTAAAGTGATATTATCCCAATTTGTAGGCATGACATGTTTTGTTTTTTGCTTTCCTTTGACTAGTTCAATCTCCATAATATATAATAGAAAAAATTAATAATTCGTTTATTGCACAAAATACTTGCCGTAATTATGATCAACCTCATAATACATCCTCATCATAATAGCATCTGCATAATCAGGTGAACGGCCTATAATTCCCTTTATAACTTCTTTAGGTATGATTTGTAATTTATTATCCTTATCCATATCTTTACTCCTAATTTGCTCTAACTCCTCAATTATGTTATTTTTAATATTTACATTATTACAATCAATTCCTATTTGTCCTTTGTTTATCATGTCTGCTAATTTATAATAACATTGAGTTTTTAAATTTTGATAATTCTCTTTTTTTATTGGTTTACTATTATTTACAAAACCTTTGCATCTTAACATATCCTTAACACCTCCACCAACTCCATCCTCATCAACTATAATATTAGTTAAGTTTATACTCTCTTTGCTTTGTATCTCTCTAATTTTATCTACAACCGTTGTTACGGCTGATTTGTCATAAGATATTATATTTTTGATATGCATCCCTTCCCAATACATAATAACGGTTTTATCCGTTCCAAAACGCGCTACATCACAAGTAATATATTTTTGTCCATCAATTCCTCGTTGATCAAATAAATTAATTATAGCATCATAATTACACAAATTATCCTCTCCTGCATTATATTCCCAATTTCCGAATAATAATCTTTGTTTGCTAATTTCATCTAACTTCTCTAATTGTCCTTTATAATGCACACTAATAAAGGGGTTATCATCAACTAAACTTTGTATAAATTTTTTATGAGGTTCTATTTTTCCCTCTTTTGCTTTTCTATAATATGCAGTATAAACCCAATTTTTAGATGGATTGCAAGTTAGTAATAATTTAGGAATGAGTTGATATTGGTCTAATTTAAATCTAATTCTACTATTAACTATATTCTTTGCTTTCTCAGTTATTTGATTTGCCTCGTCAATAAATGCTCCTGTTATTTCTAAACTTCCTAAGCTATCATAGTTAGGGTCTGCAGGGTAATGAAATAAATCTTTTAACATTATCTCACTTCCATTATAGAACTTTATTACATTAGAGCTAGCATTAAAATTAAAATGTTTGCCTGCTATAATATTCCATTTTTGGCAAACCTCAAAAAAAGTGTTAAGCGTTGTTTTCTTTAAATTATCTAATTTACTCCTGCCCATCAAATATCTTGTTTGAGGGTATTTAATACACATTAATATAAGCCAACTGCATCCCATATAACTTTTGCCTCCTCCTGCAGCTCCTCCAAATAATATATCGTTAGTATTTTTATCTAATAAATATTTTAACGCTTGGCTTTGTGTTTTTGTAAACTTAGGATTAATAGTCAGTTCCATCTATGTTAATGTTGATTTTAATAGGTTCATCTCCACTACTTAAATCTAACTCTTGTCTTTCTACATATCCTCTCCTTTTACCTTTTGTTTTTAAATAGAATATTGTTGATGGCGTATTCCCATCCCTTATCTGTTTGTGTAATTGACTTTCCACAAAATCCAAAGTAATATTTTCTATATCCTTAACTTTCTTAGCAAAGTCCTGATCTTCCTCTATCCATTTATAAAAAGTTGAGCGACTAATTCCAACTAACTTAACTGCAGTTGTAACCACTCCTAAGCTTTTTTCCAAAGCCTCTAATATAGCTTTTTTATTTACCTCTTTTTTAGTGTGTCCGATTTTGTCCGATTCTTTCATATTACATTCCTTTTATTGGCACTTTAATTATAGGGTTGAAATCAAAACTTCTTTTGCTTGAATTATCTCTTTTGATTATATCTCTGCCCCATTTTTTTTGTAGATCAAAAAATTGTTTTTTCTCAACTTCTGTATTTCTCATTGTTGCACAACCTCCCTCTTGTTCTGCTTGTTTTACATTATAACTCGCATAATTAACTCTTAAACATCCACCATATTTTTTTATATGTTGTAGAGTTAAATCATAATCCTCTTTTAATGGTAAGTTTAAATCATATCTAATATCTGATTCTTTTAGATGAGCAGAAAATGGTGAACCTATATATTGCAAAGTTCCAAAAGGACTATATTCTCTATAAGCTCCTTTGTCAGTTACACAGTTTAATCCCCAAAACGTAAAACCAAAATCTTTGCATAATTGAGTATGTATTTCTGCAAATTCATATAACTCATCCTCTCCAAATAAACTCCATTCTTGTTTCTCCCATCTACCTACGCCTTTGCAATCATCATCCATCAGTATTAAGCAATCAGCATCTTTCATTAAATTATCTAAAATCCAATTTCTAATTTTACTTACATTTCCCTGTGCACTATCAGGGCATACCTCTATATCATTTCCATTCTCTAAATATTCTTCAGCTTCACTTTCTTTAACTACTAATTTAATAGATGGGTATAATTTTTGAGTTATACTTTTTTCTGGTCTTTTATAACTAGGTGCATATATCTTAACTCTCATCTTTAATCATTTTAATAGCATTAACTCCATCTATAACTCTGCCTATTCCCTGACTCCATTTTTTACCGTTTGCTCTTTGAGCAACTTCTGTTTGCAATCCAAATAAAGTTTTCGCCTGTATCCAATCAATATCTTTATTAAATTTTAATACAATATAATTGCTTTCCCTATCTAATTCAGTAGCAAAAGGGTTTTCTGTTTCACTATTATCAGGGCTTTTCATCTCCTCAATATCATCCTCATTTTGCCATACGTCTAATCCCCACTCTGCAAGCTTAACGCTATCCCACTCATTTGCTAATACATCATAATCCCACTCTCCAAAACTAGCATTGTCTTTAACTATAAATTCTTTTTTCTGATCATCGCTTAATCCCTGAGCAATTTCTATCCATACCTCTTTTAATCCTGCATCTTGACAAGCTCTAAGCCGCATATTTCCTCCTAAAACCATCATATCCTCATCTACCACTATAGGTCTTAATTCTAACATCTGTGGAAAATCTTTAATGCTTTGAACTAATTTTTTAAACTTATCATTTTTTATAATTCTGGGATTATCAGGATTCCCTCTAACTTTATTTATTTTAATTTTTTCTTTCATTTTGTATTATTATATTTAAAATTATTCCATAACTTATCATCATTCATAGCACTATCATTTCTCCTTATTTCAGGCATTCCCTCATATTCTTCAGATATTTCTTGTTGCATATACAGATCACAACAAAAAGCATCTTTACATACTAATCCCTCATTTTTTATATATGTAAATTTTACCTTATATATATCTTTTATATTACCACACTTATCACAAATAAATCTCATTTCTTTTTTCTTTTAAACTTATAAAATAAATATAAGCCAGCTGGCGTAAAAAAAAATATGCCATACAGTTATATGCGGTTCTCCACAAAAACCAAAAGCATGTTTAATTATCTCTAACATCTTTTAATTTTTCTATTTCAAATTCTATGTGAGCAATAGCTTTTTTAAAACAATCAAATGGCTCACTATGTTTGTTCATAGCTCTTAATAAATACGTTACTGCATTTCCTATATTATAACTCAAATCAAAATTATCAACTACTTTTCTAGCTTCATAATTATTTTTCCCTCTATAATAATCAGGAACTCTATTGTCTTTCATTAATTCCTCTTTACTTAATTTCATTTTAGGATTTATGTTAGGGTCTATATTCCTTTCTAAATCCCAATAATATTTGCTCTTATCTTTCATAATATCTTTTTTCTCGTCTCAATGGAGTATATTTATTTCTCATATAAACATCTTCATATGCTTTGCTAGTAAACTTCATGCCTGTAATTAATTCCCATCCTATATCATGCTTTATAATATCAGGAATTTTCATTTTCTTTTTATCTAAATCAGTATCATCATAATCTCCATAAATACTCTCATATTTAGGCAATTTTTTTCTACCTGCATTTCTAGGGTTTTTTTTCATTAGCTATTTTTTTTATTCCTTCTCTAACAGTATTTAAACATGAACTACAACTTGTGCCGATATTATATCCTGTATTATATATTACATTATATAAGGTTATAGCTCTTTTTTTATATTCATGATTTAAGGCAGTTCCTGTTTTTATGCCTTCCCAAATTTCTTTTGCTTCATCTATTAAATATAAAGGCAAATCCGTTTTAGCTTGAGTTTGCCCTGTTTTTTTCCATATTCCGATAGGACACTCCATAACACTAATGCTAGCCTTTATTCTCATAAAACATCCGCATTTTTTACAACTTCCTGTAGGTTTGAAATAAAATTGACATTCTCTGCAATAATCTAACCTCTCTCTTTTAATTTCTTTACTTACAAAAAAACTACTCATCTAACAATTCATTAACTTTATTTTTATAATATTCTATTTTCTCCTCATAATCACACCTCATATATTTAACAGTAGTTCTAGCTAATTTATAAAGTTGATCTGACTTTCCATCTCCTATTCTCAAATCTAATAATTTTCCAAAGGTATACTGTTCGCCACTATTGAAGATATTGCAGCGTTTGCATTGAGGTTTTACATTATCCTCATTCCATCTTGTAGCTAAATATTTTCTACTTTGAAAATGCCCTGCATCCATTTGTTTCCATGGTTTAACAGATTCACAAGTGTAGCATTGCACATATCCGTTTTCATCTCTATCTTTTAATCTTATATATCTACTAAAAACAGTATCTAAACTTTTTTTTAATGCTGGTAATTTTCTAACTTTCTTTTTCATCTTGAAAATTATTAATTAATTTTTTTCTAACATTATCAATTGTAGTAAATAAACTATTTCTACTTATTCCTGTTTTTTTTGCTAGCGTATCTAATGTTTCTTTATTATTAACATTATAATATAATTTATATATTTCTTTGTCATACCAATACATCTCATCTAAAGCCTTATCTATTTTTTCAAAATATTCCCAAGTATCATTCTGATTATCTAATAAATTTCTTTTATATAAATAACTATCAGAATTTATATATTCATCTTCCTTTCCTAATTTTTCTATTTGTCTATGTTTTTTATACGTGTAATAATACTCACTTCTAGGGCTATTAAAACTTCTCCGCAAAGCAACTGCTCCATATTTCATCAATCCTTTTTTTCCATCATTATCATATATTTTTTGTAACGTAGTTGGATTCATTTTTAAAAAATATAACATAAGTAATTGCACCGCATCTTCGCTTTCATATTTATTATTTGTATATTGACTAGATATTCCCATAAAAACATCTCGCATATCTCCAATTATTATATATATTTTTTTTATATCAGTCATTTACAGGTTGTATATCTTGTAATTCAGTAATAATTCTTAACGCAAATTCATATAATAAAGTTCTATGTATCTTTATAACGTGCATATTATCTTTATTTTCTAATCCACAAAAAAACCCGCTAACTGCATTGCAAACATTAACGGGTATAATTAAAAGGAAATCATGAAAATTTCCTGATGTTTCAGTAATATGATAAGAATTATGTTGTAATATTATTCTATTGGTTATATCTACAAAATCATTATATTTTGAGCTCTCAACTAAATCTTTAATACTATTTAAAACAGTATCTAAATATGTCTCTATTATAGATTCATGCCTAGCTGAAATATAGATAGGTTTCATGAAGCACAAGTTTATAAATAAACATGCTCAAAAAATACAAATAGAAATTAATTTATTAACAATTAAATCTTAATAATTACAAATTATAGATATTTCCTGCATATTTTGGAAATGAATCTGCATCTATCATTCCTCTACTTTTAACTCTTAATCCTTTGACTAAATCTCCTCTTTTAATATTCTTAATTAATTTAGCCCATTTTTGATAATTTCTGTATGAAACATCTATGCATGTTCTATATGATCTCATTCCGTCATTAAAAAATAAATAATACATATCTCCATTTCTTCCATTTACTTTTTTTTGATTTTTATATATAAAACTTCCCTCAGGTAAATTTTGAACTTTATTATATATTTCTTTCATTTTTCCCATCTTTTATAGCTTTTTTAAGTTTATCATTAATTTCTTTTGCTCTTTTTTTGATCTCATCATTTTCAAAACTATCAACATCTAATATTTCTAATTCTTTTTTCTTATCTATTTTTTTTATATTTTTCATTAATTTTTTATTATTCATTCGACCTAATATCCACTCCTCAATTTGCATAGCAACATAAAAACCTATTGCAATTCCGAGCCATATTAATATTATCATTATTATTATATTCATATTTTTAATTGTTTAAAATTACTAATTGCTTTTAATCCTGTATTATTTCTTGACCTATAACGCAATCTTTTATCCTGTCTTTCTGGTTCTTTACTAGCCTCATCCCATATGAGCTGCCTATGAGCTTTAATCCACTTATAAAACGTCTTAACAGATAAAACAAAATCATCTGTATTTCTCACTCCTTGTCTAAACGCATATTGTATATCTGTAAAGGTTAATTTCTCAAAATCTAATTTTAAATCATTAGCTAAACTAACACTCATTGTCAAAAACCATTTTTCATCTTTACTTTGATTTAATTCTACAACTGTTCTAAATAATAAATCATTACATAATAAAATTAAATCTTTCTCTTTAATATCTTTTATTATCATTTAATTCTTTTTTTAAAATTACTAAAATGCTTGGCCTCATAGCACTATTTTTTGATTGTCCATTTATATCAACAAATTTTAATCTTCCTTTTATAAATCGAATCTCTCCATATCCGTAGCAATAATCATGAAACCATTTAGTGTCAGTATTAGCAAAAGTTAGAAAAACACAAAGCTCTGCATTTCCATTTTTAATTTCCTCATGAGCTTTAATTAAAAAGCCTTTCACATTGCTATATGGTGGATTAACAAAATTTCTCTTTCCCCATTTTACTTCTAATCCATTAAAATCAGAATTAAGAGGACACGGATCAAAATCAAAACTAAACTCTTTATTTAAATCATCATATAATTTTTTTGGAGTTGCCCAATTATCTGTTTTTTTACTAGAAAATAATTTTATTTGTTGTTCATTCATATATTATTAAGCATTGATTTTACATTATTATAAACATCTACTTGCGAATCTAATTTAGATTTATTACTCCATTTTTTTTCATTTTTAGCCCATCTACTAAGCCTTCTGCTAACATCAAAAGTTTTTTGCATTTCATATTTCATCTTATTTCCTGATCTATTACATTCAGTCCAATAATTAATAAAATCATTGCACATCTCAGTTGTATAATTAGATGAATAAACAATCTCCTCAAACTCCTTTCTTCTAATAGATATATTTTTTATTATTTTTATTTGTTTATTCTTATTAGTATCTATTTTTTTAACATCTTCTTTTTTATTTTTTTTAATACTAGATTTTAAAAAATTTAGAATCTTGGTATCAATTATTTTAAAATGTAAACTAGCAGGAATGCCTTTTAACTTTGTTTTTATAAATCCTTTACTTTCTAAATTCTTTATAGCTATTGACTGCTGATGCCTACTTAACGTTGTATCTTTCTCTATATTTATTGCAGTATTAAAAAACCATCCATCATCTAACATATTATTTTCTATAAAATATTGCTCTTTGCTTATAAGGTCGGCAAGTAGGATTGCCTCTTTTAGTCCTACCTGCCTTGCTAACTTTTTATTAACTATTAAATATGCACTACTACTTAACAAATTTTTCATGTAGATATATATATTCTTATATTATAATTATCTAAAACCTCATTACACTTATCATAAACATCTGAAAATTCAGTATAATTACAATTTACACTAGTTTTAAAATCATCTGTTATAATATTTATAGCAATATGAAAATCATCTAAATTTTCTTTACCTACATTCTCAATCCCATTATCTTTTAAAAATCTTATTAATTCACTTTTTGATTTAAAATCTTTCTTATTTTCTTTGATTTTACTATATATATTAAATATCTCATTATAGTAATTTCTATATTTAGGGTATGTAGCATAGTCTGATTTATGTTTATTTTCATAATGATATATGCTTGTTCTATCTTTATGTAAAACGTCTGCTATAACTTTATAATGAATCTTTAAATCTTTTCGAGCTATAACTGCAACAATAGTTCTAGGCACAGTATATTTTTCTGCCTTAGAACCTAAGTCTTTATTATATAAATCTCCCTCATTAAGTCCGCAAACTTTAGTTGCAATATCACACAAAGCCAAAACATCTCTCTCATCATTAATATTTTTAACTATCATCTCTTTTATATTTTAACTCATTTAATTTGCTTTTATACTCATCTGTATTTTTAATCTGATCTTGAATCCATTGCGGTTGCTCATCTAACCATACTTCATTAAAATTATCATGATAATTAAATATAAAAGTTGGATTAAATTGTTCAGGGCATTCAAATCCATTAGCTAGTTTTGATATAGAACTAATAGTCGCATATTGGTTTCCAGAGTTAGCCGTTTTATGAATCACACTTATCATGCAGGGAACTTCAAGCATATTTGTTATGTCAAATCTAGGCTGCCCTATAAAAGCCTCTCCCCTCCAACTTTCTAAATCTTTTCTCAAATTAGATTTTTCGTGTAAACTCAAGGTATATTCTTTTGATATTACCATTGGTTTTTGCTCTCCTCCAAAATCTCTCATTTCATTAGGTAACTCAAAAGTTAATCTTATTTTATTTGAATACTTCAATTCTCCTTGCCATTCAAACTCTACAGTTCCAACGTGTATCATTGAATAACATCTAGCGACATGAGTTCCGCTAGGCACTATTTCTTTAATTACATTGTTTGTGCTTTCTGCACTAATTTCTATTCCTTTCATTTGTTAATATATTTAATTTTGCCTACTCTAATAAGTTTTCGGCATCCCTTTTTATCTTTCATCTCGCATCCCATCTGCCATCATTTCTAAATAGTTTTCTCTTTGCTGAGCTTCGTATTCATAATCTTCTATGCTATCACATTCACATTTACACTCATCACACCATAAAACTCCATCCTCATCCTCATCTATATACTCAGATCCGCAGCACGAACTAACTAGTCCATAATAATGTCCGTCATCAATAGGATTCGATAATTTCCAACTGTCATAATTCATCATAACGATTCAATAAATTTATTTAATTCTTTTTTCATATGATAAGTATCTAGCCATTCTAATAATTGAAAATTAGAAAAAACTAAAGTAATATCCTTTTCATCTCCCTTATCACTGTAATATTTACAACCTATAAACACCTCATTGTCTTTACATTGAAAAGTATTTATATCATACATATATTTTATTTCTGCATCTTCCATAATTAATTATTTTTTTTGTTAGGCATTAAAGTATTAAGTAATTCAGCACAAGCTAACATCCACTCATCCTCATTACTATCTACATTTTCAGGGTCTAGTATATTATGAGCACTAAGTTCCAAAACCTCAGCCCTATTGTCTCCGACCTTTACATTAAAACATTTTTGCTTTCCATCTACAATAGCAAGTTTGTAAAACCATACAGAATCAACTCCTATATATTTTTTGTATAAAGGTAAATCGCTGAATTTAAGTTGATGATATGCAGATGTAAGTTTCTTAATATAAACTATATCATCTTTCTCATCCATAACATTTAACTCATGTTGAACACGATCAGAAGTTTGCTTGTCCTTCTCTCTTAGTTCTTGAATCTCATCTTGTAATTCTAAAAATCTTTCGTTTGTCATTGTTTTTTTTTATTATATTAAACATTTATTTTAAGTAAAGATTAGAGGAGATACCTGCTATTCGTAACATCTCAGTCTAAAACTCCTCTGCACTTTACATGGTCAAATATAATAACTATAATTTTAACTCACAAATTTATCAACAAAAAATATTTAGTAATTTTGTGAATATCAATAATTTGCTAGATAATATGGTTTAGGTATAATACCATTAAAATTGTTAGAAAGTCCCTTAAATCAACTAAAAACAGCCTTATAAGTCCATTAATAGGTTGACTACATACCTTCCATTTTCTTTAACTACGGCACAACCAATAGCAGGCTTTTTACCATACTTAGCATATGCCATTGCATAACTATCATGGTCAATGCCGCAACCGACTTGAGTAGCAAAAATTCTGTAATTTTGTCCAACATAATGCTCTGTATAGCATTGAGTATGTAAGTGCCCTTGCACAGTATTCATCATATCACTTTTAGCCTTAGTCCTAGCCGTTCCTCCCTCTCCATGAATATATTGCACACCATCTTGCACATATCTTTCCATAAATTCCCATTGAGGCACTTCTAATACTTCTTTATATGATTTAATCCATTTACTAGGTATTGATGAGGTTTGAGCTTTACGCATTATAATGCGATCATGGTTTCCAATTATAACTCTAGCCTTAGGAAATGCAGCATACCATCTTGAAATCCTTTTGATTGCATATTCTAATTCATCTAAACCGCCCATCCCATCTGCTGAGGTCTCATGGTAGCTGCTAAAGTGGTTGTCAATTATATCGCCAATAAAAATAACATCTGTGCAATTATGTAATTTATATTGTTCTACGCAAAAATCTAGGTATGAATCTAAACAAAAGGGCTCATGTAAATCTCCAATGACTAAGACGTTACGCTCCCCTTTGTTTCTGATTCTTTCTAATACTTTAATTTCAAATGGTTTTAACCGATAGCGGTTATTTCTCATTTATTTTTTTATATCTGCAATTCCTTGTCCTATAATAAGAGTCAAAGCTGCATAAAATATTTCATTAGCAGCCTCCTCAGAAACTCCCAAATAAGTAACAATTGCTGGCACTACAATAGAAGCTACTGCATACCAAAATTTTTTACTTGCAAACATTTGTTTAATTAACCATTCTTTCATAATATATAATTTTAATTTAGTTAGTAAGTCCATATACGATTCTCGCTTTTTGTTGGAGAATTATCTACGTGAATAAATCCATCTGCTATTCCTATTCTATTGAATCCAACTAATAATAAAGAACCTACAATAAGCCATCTATCTTTACTATTAGTGCAACTAATATCTGCAGCTCTTCCCTCACAGTGAGCTGAGTATTTTGCCGTTTTATAGCCTCTCTCTCCCAGTTTCTCGTGGTATTCCTGAGTTCTATATCCTGAATTTATTTTAAACGGTATTTGTGCTATTTCTCTTGCCTCTTGTAATAACTCCATAAAATCATCTTTCATGTTTTTTCCTGAACCTTTAACGTCAGGACTATCAAATTCAGAAGCTTTAAAGTTTTTATATTTTTTCACAAGCACCGCATTTTCCTATACATATCTTTTTAAAAGATATATAATATAGTATTTTACAAATTAATTTCATTTTTTATTATTATTTATATGAGTTTTCCATCTTGCAACAGTATAACCTATTGACAAAACAAGTAATATTATTTTTAAAACTAGTTCAATATCTCCGAAGGTCGTTATTCCTAATACTGACAGGTTTACTGTTCCTGTTTCTACTATGTCCGTTGTTACCCTTTTTAGTGGCATTTTCTATATACTTTTTTAAGGCAACCTCGTTTTTTGCCTTCGGTTTATAATTTGTTCTCATTTAAGATCAGGAGTTAAAAAATCATCTAAAGTAATTTCTCCCTCTCTCTTTCTCACTCTCTCTAAGTTCATTCCTGAATAAAAAGCATTAACATCTGGCTCAACATCTGCACCGCTACTAGTTGAATATTCAGGGTAAGTTGAATTGTTATGTCTTAAATAGTCTATTAATCTTTCTGTGTAAAACTCAGCAGTATTTCTAATTTCCTCTCTCAAAGTATGCATATCTTCTTGACTCATACTCTCTAAATTTTCACTGGTTTTAACACCAATTCCATTATTAGCAATTCTTATTCTTAAAAACGGCAGACACTCATAAAAACTCCAATGCACTAAAGAGTCTTGTATATAGTCGTCAACTAAAGTTTTATAAGCTCCTGTTAATGTTGAACCTGATATTTTTGTTTGTAATGCTTCAAATAAATCAGTTCCTAAAACAGTTTCTATATATTTTTTCTGAGCAACTTTTATATAAGGTAAATAGAAATCAGGGTCTATGTTACCGCCAATTGCAGTAGAATCAGTTAGCTTATTTTCCGATATGAATAAAACGTATGCCATTGTTTATCTTAACTTTAAAACTTGTCCATTTAATTTCTGCATAGCAGTATTATATTTAGAAACATTTGCTGAAACATCAACTCCTAAAGCTTTTGCAGAGCTTTCAAAACTACTAATAGCTCCATTCATCTGATCTACTAATTGCTCTGCTTGTGATTTTAATCCTCTTGCAGTTTGCTCAGCTTTGATAAACTTATCTCCAATTTTCATGCTTTTTTCCTCCATTTTTTCGAGGTTCTTTCTAGCAATATCTATATTTTTTTGTTGATTTTCCTCTCTTTTATTATTTTCTTGTCTTATTTTCTGCAATTCATCCTTCTTCTCCTCTACTATATCTAATGCTTTATTTTCTGCTTCAACTGCCGCCTCTGCTTCAATATCTGCATCTAAATATTTATCTATTGCTTTAAATAAATCGTTGGTTAGTTTTTCTGCCTTTTTTGACAATCCATCTAAAGTTTTAACATCTTGAAATTCAAATCTTTCAACTCTTTTTTCATGGCCAACATTAAATTCGCTTAGGTTCTTGTAAAATTTTTCTCTTGTTCTCATATTATATTTATTTTAATCTTCCGTTATTAGGCATATTTTTTGGAGCTCTACTAACTTCCTGAGGATTAGCCTCAGGGTAGAAACCATTAGCTCTAGCCTCTGTTGTTGTTATTATTCTTGTTGCATCTTCTACATCAGTTCCTGTGCCGACTCCTAATTTGTAAAAGTAAATCTCTCTCCTCCAATAATGGCCGCAATTAACTCCTCCTTTAAATTTCCAGATTGAGTAAGTTTTTGCACCTTCAGGTCCCATACCAGCACCTTTTCCTTTGTAGTTTACTATCTTATTCTCCATAGCAATAATATCCTCCTTTCTGTAAAGCATATTAGCAGATAACATTTTTTTACAAAACTCTCTAGTATTTTGTGATGCTATTGCAGTAGAGTATCTATATCTCACTATATATAAATTTTTATTTCTATCAATACCTTTGTCATCTGTTTCCTCATCAGGGTTGGCGTCACCAGTATTAATATCAAACTCATATTTATGTAGCTTGTTTAATTCTAATTCATAATCAAAATCTTCTCTCTCATCCTCTACCTTTTCATCACTTAACAAATGCCAATTATCATCAGGATTTTCCTCTCCATAAGCTAATATAAATTTTTCTAATTCACTCGCCTTAATAGGAACACAATTAGGCACCTTTCTACCGTCTTTAATCTTGTGACCGTATGGTTCCCATCCCTTTTGGCATGGGTTAGGGCTAATTAATTCCTCTTTACAATTACATTCCTCATTTAAACTAGTAATTTGTTCATGATTTTCACACGGCATATAGTAAGTTTTGCCATCTTGCGAATGCTCATGGTATCCTGTGCATCCTAATCTCTCTGCTTCTGCCTCTGCCTCCTCAATAGTATCAAATAGAGGTAATTCAACTCCATCGGTAACCATGCTGCCAACTTTTGCAAAGTCATCTTCCTCTACATTCTCTCCAGCCTCTAACGGTGGTAAGCCTAATTCCTCTCTAATCTCATCTTGAGTCATAACGCTTTTCATATCCTCTACGCTAAATTTGCTTGTTATAGGTTTATTTTGTATAATCTCTATAGGTAAATCTATTTTATTAATCTTTAATATTTTAGATATGCAATTAAGCAACTTATTTTGATATGGTTTTATAACAGTATTTAAATAAACCTCAAAAGCAGTATTTAATTCATCTACATTACTGCCCAATCCTGTGTTATTTTTAATCCCCATTAACATTGGTGATGTAACTCTATGTCCTGTAAGTATATTTTGAACTAATAGCTCCTGTAAAGCTAAATATTGTTTGTCTGCATTAGATACTGCAATAGGATTTATGACAGGAACTTTGCTTTGGTCGTCTGAGAAGGTTAAAACTATTTTGCCGCTATTAGTGCTACCAGCAAATTTGTCAACTAAACTTCTTTCAATCTCAGCTCTTTCTTTAGCAGTAGGCACACCGTTTGCAAAATTTACAAAATAACTACCGCTAAATCCATTAGCTATATTAGATAAGTGAAATTCACTTACATGCTGATCTATTAATGCCCAATTACATGCTGCTCCGTAATCTGGCGAATAGTAAAGTTCCATATTAGGAGAATAATCTCCATCATATAAAATTTGACTAGGGCTAGTTCTATCATTCATATTAAAAGCAGGAACAGGAGTAGGTTTATTTTTTCTAATATCACTCCAATCTGCACTAATATAATAAGTATCTACTATCCCAAATTCGTTAGGTTTACCGCAACGTATTCTTTCGACAGGAATATGATGTATTTCTGCTATTTCTGTTCTTGCTTTGTTCCAAATTAAATTCATAGCAAAACCTCCTTGCAATTTAAAATCAAAAGCTAACTTTTTAATCACATCATGCAAACTTTCTTTGCCGTTTACATTACTCATGAACTGTTTTAACTTAGCATGAGTTTCTATGTCATCTGTTTCCTCACATAACAATCCCTCTCCTGCTATCATATCTCTTGTAGCGTTGATAATTGCTGCATGAGTAGAGCTATTATAATATAAATCTATTAAAAATTGAGGGTATAAGTTAGCCCAATTTTCTGTGCCATATTCTATATAGTCCTTATTTTGAACCTCTACAACCTTAGGGCTAGTTTGAGTTGCTAAATCTATTGAAATTATTTTTTCCATTAATCTATTTTTAAACTCATTAAATATTCCGACAATCTTTCTGCTATTCTTGTTGAATATACATCGTCAAATATACAAACTTCATAAACTACTCCGCTAAAATAGTTTGTAATACTAGCTCTCGCTCCTAATCCATCAACTAAAAAATTTCCTGCAGCAGTTTCTGTGTCTGTTTGTAAAACTCCA